GCGGCAGACGAGATAATCAAGGGGCAATATTGGGAGAACGGCAAAGGTTGTGCGGTTGGGTGCACGGTGCATTCGGGCGACCACGCCGAGTACGAGCCGCGGTTCGGCATTCCGCAGATGCTTGCGCGGCTGGAGGATACGATTTTCGAGGGCCTCCCGAACGAGCTTGCGAAGGGATGGCCAATGCGCTTCATGGGCGCCATTCGGCCAGGCGCCGACCTCTCGCGTGTCGGCTGGCATTTCTTGCATTGGCTTTTGACGGACGAGGCGGTCAATCCGGGCATCGCTCACCCGCTCGTGAAGGATGTCGTGAAGCGCTGCGCGGACCTCATGGCCGATATGGCCAAAGGGGAGGCGGCGGCGTGGTCGGCGGCGGAGGCGGCGTGGTCGGCGGCGTCGGCGGCGTGGTCGGCGGCGTCGGCGGCGTGGTCGGCGGCGTCGGCGGCGTGGTCGGCGGCGGAGGCGGCGAGGTCGGCGGGGGAGGCGGCGTGGTCGGCGAGGTCGGCGGCGGAGGCGGCGAGGTCGGCGGGGGAGGCGTCGGCGAGGTCGGCGGCGGAGTCGGCGGCGAGGTCGGCGGCGTCGGCGGCGTGGTCGGCGTCGGCGGCGGAGTCGGCGGCTTACACCGCCATGTCCAATAAGCTGATCGCGCTGATCGAGGCGGCACCATGAAAGCGTGGGTCATCGTGTACACGACGGGCGAGTACAGCGACCGAACCGAGACGATCGTGTCGGTGTACGCGAGCGAGGCATCGGCGAGCGCGTGGGCGAATGAGCGCAACGCGTGGCTCCAATCGCACGGCCTTCACACGGACAATCCTTCGGCGAGTTACGAGTTCCGCGAAACCATCAAAGAGCAAACAGGCTTAGACGTCGATTACACGGGCGGAGATTACGCCGTGCATGGACCATTCGAGGTGCAACCGTGATCATCCACAACGTCATCCAGGGCACCACCGAATGGCTCGCCGTTCGCGCGGGCATCCCCACGGCCAGCGCGTTCGATCGCATCGTCACACCGAAGGGCAAGGCGAGTGCCCAGGCCGAGAAATACATGTTCATGCTCTTGGCGGAGAGGATCATGCAACATCCGGTGCTCCAGATTCAGACGAACTGGATGGGGCGCGGCAAGGAATTAGAGGGCGAGGCCGTTCTCTATTACGAAGGCGTGCGTGAGCTGGACACGTCCGTTATCGGCTTCGTGACCAACGACGACGGGACGATCGGCGCATCGCCGGATCGCTTCGTCGGTGACGACGGGTTACTCGAATTGAAGGTTCCTGCGGAGCATACGCACGTGGGCTACCTCCTCACGCGGGCCGTCGACGCTGAGTATTACCCGCAGGTGCAGGGGCAACTCTGGATCACGGGCCGGAAGTGGCTCGACATTATGTCTTACCATCCAGAAATGCCACCCGCGATCGTGCGCGTCGAGCGCGACGACGGGTACATCGCCACGCTGGCCGGGAGCGTGACGGCGTTCTCTGAGGCGCTGGAATTGAAGGCGGCAGAGTTGAGAGAGAAGGGGTGGATCAAAGATGAGCCGTGAGCATCTCGAAGGCTGGTACGACTACGAAGACGTCTATCGCGAGGCCGTCGATAGCGCCCCCAACTTCGCCACGTTCGTGGAGGTCGGCGTCGCGTTCGGACGGTCGATTTCGCATCTCGCGGAGATGGCGATTCAGTGCACGAAGAAACTCCGCGTCTTCGGCATCGACCCTTGGGTCGACGATTGGGATTCGGACAAAGCCACGTGGGGAGCGAATCACGCGCCGATGGGGCGCGCGCTCGGTGGCCCATTCAACGCCGTAGTCACGCGGATGCACGAGGAGTGTCCGCACCTGCTCGAATACGTAAACCTCGTGCGAGCTCGGAGCGTGCAGGCCGCGCGGATGTTCGACGATGCGTCCGTGTTTTTCGTCTTTATCGACGGCTCACACCATTACGAAGACGTCGCCGCGGATCTCGAAGCGTGGGAGCGCACGATCGTGCCGGGCGGCATCATCGCCGGCCATGACCATCACGAAGCGTTTCCCGGCGTCGTGCGAGCGGTGGCCGAGCGATGGCGGGATGGGAAGACGGAGCAGAGGGGGCCTTGTTTCTGGCGGCGTGTTGAGGCGAAGGCGAGCCCTGTGGCGCGGCTCGGAGAATCGGTGAGGGTCTTATGAACTTCGACGGCAATCTCTACACCACCAAAAAGTACGTCACCGAGGCGATAATCGAGCTAGCAAAGGACCAGCCCAAACTCACGATCATGGACCTCGCGGGGCGCATCGATGATCTCAATAAGGCGTGGGACGAATTGACGGACCATCTCGTGCGCCAGCGGAACGCGATGGAGGAAACGATTATTCATCTTCACAACGTGATTGCACAAGAGAGGCGCCCGCGATGAACTGGCAAGATATCCCAGGTTGGACGTGCAAGCGCATCATCGAACTATACGACGAAGTCTGCGCCGAGAAGAGAACCGGTGTGTTCGTCGAATGCGGCGTGGCCTACGGCAAGTCGCTGGCGTATCTCGCGTCGATTGCCGATCCGGCCGTCGATATCTTGGCGGTCGACGTATGGCACACGTTCCAAGGTCGTAATGGGCTCGCCCCGGAACTGTATCGCGCGATGCGGCAGGAATTCGATAGCCCACTGTCGGCCGCCATGCACAACGTTCAGCGCCTTATCGCGCCGGATGGTGAATGCGACGAGCGGACCGAGCGTATCGAATGGGTCCAAGCGAAGAGCGAGGACGTTCCCAAGTATCTCGACTTTGAAGTCGACTTCGTGTTTCTCGACGACCATCACGAATACGAGAGCGTGTCTGCCGAGATTCTCGCGTGGCTTCCGCGATTGAAGTCGGGAGGCATCATCGCTGGGCACGATATCAACGATCATTATCCGGGCGTTGAGCGAGCGGTGCGTGACGCGCTCGGAGCGTGGGGCGTGCAGAGCCCTCCAGAGATTCGCCCTCCGCATCCTGATGAGAATGGTTGGGGCGGTTGCTGGGTTTGGCGGAAACCATGACCATTACGAAGGCAGAGATCCAGGACATCGTCCATGCTGTCAGGTCGGTCGCTAATGCGATTACGACACCTGCGGCCCTACCTGGCAAGGATGCAGCCGAGGGCTCGGTAACGTCACTTACTGAGGCAACAATGGGGATTACCGCAGGCTTGTTCGCAATAGCGAGGGCTATCGAGGGTATGACGGAAGCAATTACTGAGTTTCGCAGTTTGGGCAGTGACATAGATCCACTCGTCATCCACATATCGAGCATTGGAGGCCCAACGGAAGATGACCTCGTGGAGCCAGACACATGACCGCCACAATAGCCCTCGCCATCCCGCATACCGACTGGATCTCGACGCGCGTCGAGTCGTTCGAGCGGCTCATGGACGGCCTCGGCCTCATCGGAGATCACTGGATATCCAAGAAGCTCGGCCCTCAGGCGTTCAAGCCATTCACCGACCGCGAATCCAACCGCGTTTGGTCGCAGCGCATGTTCCGCTGGGCGCTCGACACCGGCGCGAGCCATTTCCTACAGCTCCAAGACGACGCGATCGTCGCCCCCAACTTCTGGCCCATCCTTCGTGCGATGATCGAGGCGCAACCTGATCGCATCATCGGACTCGAAGCGACGCACCCTCTCATCCCAGTGCAGTACAAGGCCGGCCGGCGCTGGTATCGCGATTATTGGCTCATCGGCGTGGGGTACGTGGTTCCCCGACCGCTACTCGCCCAATACGTCGCGTGGTGCGAGGCGAATACGGAACGCGTAGCGAAGACGAATGAGGACTCGCTCATCTCGGAATGGTCCTACGAGACGAAGATTCCGATCTTCCACCCCATCCCGACGGTCATCGATCACGATCTCGGCGTCCCCTCGACGTATGGCAACGACGGGCACCATGAGTTTTCGATGTACCGACGGCCGCTCATCACGTGGCGTGACGTCGAGAACGTGGCGTCACTTGAGGCTGCGGATTATTGGCGGTGCACCGAAGGGAGCGCGCCGCTCCTTCCTGGACCCGGCACGCAGCTCTGCTGGTACTGCGCAGTCGCCGACGGGAAGCTGACGAGCTCGAAGACCGGCGCACGCCTCTGCAAACAATGCTTGGCCGATATGCTCGGGCATATCTTGAATAGGTATTAGCAATGAACATTCGATTGCTCCGCGGCCAGGTCGTGATTCGAGAGAACCTCACCGCCGATACGAACCACTACCGCCATATCGTCATCCCTGATGTGAGCGATGCCGAGAAATACGACGCCGACGCGAGGCAACGCGCACGCAAGTGGCACCGCGGCACCGTGCTCGCGATGGGGGCTCCGATGCTCTCAAAGACCGGCGCGGAGATCGTGCCTGAATTCAAAGTCGGCGATGAGGTTCTGTTCCACTGGCAGCACCGGGAGAAATCGTGGACGCGGGAATGGATCGATGGGTTGCTCGCGTGCTGGGTGCCTCAGGCGTTCGTCGATGCGGTGCTCGAAGCGGAGCACGAGCCCCTCGTTCTTCGGTGACCATTATGACTGATGCCCCCAGGCTCATCATCGCCGTCTCTGTCGACGGCGAATACCCGTCTGCGCAAATATCAATCGGTACTGCTCATCAGCTCTACTCGATGCCGTTCACGATGGTGCGCGTGTTCTCCGAGGACGTCGTGCGCGCCCGGAACCGGCTCGCGCAAACGGTGCTCGATACCACCGACGCGACGCATGTTCTCTGGTGGGACACGGACACCTTCGTTCCCGACGTGCAAGGCACGCTCGACGCGATGTTGGCATCCGGCCATGACGTGATCGGGGCGGCGTATGCGAGGAAGCGGAAGCCGAGAGCGAGCGTGGGCGTCCCGCTCGTCACGGGCTCAAACGAGACGCTGCCTGATGGCGCCAAGATTCGCGAGATGAGCGCGATCGGGTTTGGATTCACGCTCACGTCGAAAGCGGCCCTGACCTACGTAGGGCAGTTCGCTGACGACTACATCGACGTCCTCGCCAGTGGCGATCGGGTCAGAACGGCGAATCGATTCGGGCTCGCTTACCGCCACTTGGGTACTTATCCGGGCGATAACGAATTAGGTCTTTGCGAGTGCGACAACGGGCCGTGTCATCACGTCGAGCTTGTGAGCGAGGATTACAGTTTTTGTTTGCGGTGGAGGAAGTTGGGTAAACGCATCTTCATGATCGAGCCTTCGACGCCGCTCCAACACATGGGGATGCACGCGTATGAGTGACCTCATAGCCCCGGATAAGCCCTGCCAAAAGTTTTGACCTGACTCCCGAGCGCGCCGCCCATCATCCCATCGGCGAGCGACACGAGGCCGTCGATCTCGTCATCGTCGCGCCCCTTCTCATGCCCCCGGAATATCGTCACGCGGCGCAGGAATGGGGCAGCCCACGGTGCGCCAGCGGGCACGAGAATGTCCCCATTGTTCCACCGTCGAATCGTCCTCTGCGCCCGCACGAGCTTATTATATCTCGCACGCATGACCGCGATCGGAATGCCGGCTTGTCTCAGCAGCTTCGCCGTTCCGATCTCCGGTCCGCTCATATACGAGAACATGGGCGCCCAGCCGTACATCTCAAGGTCGGCACGCAGGGTAGCCTCGACGAGCGTCGTCTCGAGCTTGTGGCGTTTGACGTCGAGGATGTAGAGCCTTGGCCCGTAGACGCGTCCTGCGACGCGCGCGAACCAATCGGAGCCGTCCTCGAGTGAGAATGCCATGTCGATACCGTGGCCGATACGGAAGCTGCCCCAATTGGGGAGATCCGAATAGTAGGTAGCGGGTCCGAAGTGGTCCGTCCCGAGCGGCTTCGGCTCGCCCATGAATTGAGCCCACCAGAGGCGTTCGGTGGGATCGGCTTCGGCGAGCTCGGCGCGGATCTGTTTGAGTCGATCGAGCGAGACAACTTCGGGCGCGAAGGCGCGTTCGGCCTCGGTGCCCTCGTCGATGACCGCGGGCTGATGCACATACCGCCACTGCACGGCGCTTCGGTGGAGGCGACGTCCGATCGGATCGTCGGGGTGCCACCGCGACATGACCATGAGCACCGGTCCGGGGCGACCGCGGCGAAGGCAACGAGCGGTGTAGTGGACGATCGTAGCGTCGACGCGATCACGCACGGCGGGATCCTCGGCCGTGTGCTCGTCGAGCGGGTCATCGACGATCAGAACGTGGCAGTCGAGGCCGAGACGTGACTGCGCGGCGGACATGACGACGACGCCGCCGCCCTTGTCGTTGCTCCAATCCTCGATCGTGTCGTATCCGCGCATGGGGCCTACGCCGGCCTCGGTTGCGAGCTCGCGAATGCGTTTGCCTCGTTTCTGCGCCGCGACGAGCGAGTGCGTGAGGAAGATGATTCGCCGCGTGGGATCACGCAGCAGAATGCGAACGATGCCGTGGAGCGTCGTCTCGGTCTTGTAATGGCGGATGGGGATATCGCAGAGCGCGCGGAGCGGATACGCGAGCTCGCCGGGCTCGGCCGCGGTCTCGAGAATGTCGACCCATTCGCGCAGGTGCCACGGCGATTGGTGCTCGGGCGAGAGTGCCGGCACGAGATCCATGAGCGCGAGCGGCGCGAAGTCGGTCATCGTCGATCGATGCCGGTCGCGGCCGGTGTCGTCATCTCGACGTGCGCAGCCTTGAGCCCATCGACGAGCAATCGGCGGGCGAGCGTCGCGGGTTTCTCGCCGCGAAGAATCGCGATCCGTTCGAGCTCGGAATGCTCGGTCGTCGAGAGCCGCATTGTGACGCGCATGAAACGGTCATTGGTGCCCATTGTCCGCCAATGTTGACACGGAAAGCGTACGCGTGACACTTTCTTGGGTGCACTGTACAAGGAGAATTGACAATGGCAGATATTCGAATGTCCGAGGAACAGTTCGCAGCGGCCATCAAGGCCGCGGCCGAGGCCGCTGTCTCAGCCGTGCTCGCTGGGCAACCTGCCCCCTCCGCGCCGCTGCCGAACCGTGGACCGATGAACATCGAAGAGTTCCCCGGCCAGTACGCGTCGATCATGCGCGAGGCTCGCCAGCGTGTGGCAGTCGGCGATCCTGATCCGGTGCCGTGCCGCGGAGAGATGGGGGCGACGTTTCTTGCGCAGATCGACAAGCGCGGGATCATCGTCGCGCTCCTCGAATACAAGGAACCGCCGCAGTCGCAGATCTACGAGAACGCGGGCGGTCACGTGCCGAACGGCTCATCGATCTACGAGGACGCAGGCGGCCGGCAGGTGCTCTCTGTGCACTACAAGCAATGGCGGTACGAGACGTACTGGCTCGCCGACCTCCGTTATTTCGTCGGAAAGCCGATCGCGCAACGGAAGCACCTTACGATCAAGCCCGCGCCCGTCGATGAGGCCGCGGCCGAATGAACACGACTGCGCGCCCACGTCTCAGACGAAGCGCCGATACCACGCCTCCAGGCTATCCGCCTGAGGGCGTCGGCGACGATCTTGCGGACCTTGCGCGCAGACACACGAAGAACTTCGACGACGCCGCGAAGGACCCGGCGTTTGCCGCGCCTGTTTCGACGCCCGACGCGAGCACGAAGGCGCGCGCAAAGCTCGTCTATCGCGACCTTCCGCTCGTCACGATTCAAAACACGTGGTCCGTCGAGCAGGCCCGCGGCGCGCTTTACGCGCTCATGCACGGCCAATTCGACATGGCCGGGATGCTCTGCGACGCGGTGCTCGGTGACGATCGCGTGGCCGCGACGCTCAACTCGCGGGCAACAGCACTCTTCGGACGCGAGGTGCGGTTCAGGGCTGCAAATGCTTCGAACGCCGCCAAGGAATGCCTCGAGGCATGGCAGGACGCTTGGCCTACGCTCTCAGGGGACTCCGCATTCCGGGAGATCCAAGACTACTCGACGATGATGGGCGACGGCCCGGCTCAGGTGCTTTGGGACACGTCGAAGCCGGTATGGCGCCCCTCGCTGCGGCCTTGGCACAATCGTTTCACCTATTACGATTGGGATCTCCGCAAGTTCATAGCGCTTGGTGGTGACGCAACGATTCCAATCCTCCCGGGCAACGGGAAGTGGTTCATGCATTCGCCGTATGGCTCGTATCGCGGATGGGTGCGAGGGGCGCTCCGCGCGGTCACCGAGCCGTGGATGCTTCGTCACTTCGGCTTCCGCGATATGGCGCGCTTTGCCGAAGTGCACGGTCAACCGACCCGCGTCGGAAAGCTCCCTGCGCTTGCGACGCCCGATGACCGCGCATCGTTCGAACAGTCGATTGCTCAGATTGGCGCGAACACCGCCATGATCCTGCCTCAAGGCATGGATGCGATGGACGATGGCGGTTACGAGTACATGCTCGTCGAGGCCACGGACACGGCGTGGGAAGTGTTCCCCGGCCAGATCGACCGATGCGACATGGCGATCGTGCTCGCGATCTTGATGGTGAACCTTACTACCGAGGTCACGGGTGGTTCGTACGCGGCGACGAAGAGCCACATGGACGTGAGGCAGGGCGGCACGGCATTCGATAACCGCGCGTGGATGTTCTCGATCTACACGCAGATCGCGCGCGTCTTCGCGTTCCTCAACTTCGGCGACGCCGACCTCGCGCCGTGGACGTTTTGGGATATCACGCCCCGCGAGGACTACGAGAACAACGCGAAGCAATTTCAGAGCTTCGGAACCGCGCTCGGTCTCATGGCGAAAGCGGGCATCAAGTTCACCGATGTTGATCAATTGAGACGGTTCGCTTCGGACACGCTAGGCCTCTACAACTTGCCCGATTTCACTATCAGCGATCCGCCTGCGGCGAGCGGAGGTTTCGAGCAATGACCACGCACACGAAGCGACCGATCAAGCCGTATGAGCGGCTTGCGATCTTGCCGGAGGCCGTACAGGGCGGACCGCACCGCGCGCAATGGTGGGATTCGTACGTCACCGTCCCGTATAACGCGATGGTCGGCACCGTGGCGGTGGTGTCAATCCGCGGCGCGCTCGACCATCATCCCGGGTGGGGATGTGATTCGTACGACGCGATCTTACGGCGAACGGCGATGGCGTTTGCCGGCGAGAACGACCGACCGATGTGGATGCTCGACGAGAGCGAGCGGGCAGCCACGAAGACGGCAACGAAGCCTAGCGCGGTGGTGCTTCGCATCGACTCGCCCGGTGGTGTCGTCTCGGGCCTGAATCAATGTGTATTTGCCCTCCGCAAGATGGCCGCCGCGGCCGGCATCCCGCTTATCGCGTACGCCGACGAACTCGCGGCGTCGGCAGCGTACGCGCTCGCCTGCGCCTGCGAGGATATCGTCGCACCGCCAAGCGCGATCCTCGGCTCCATCGGTGTCATCTCGACGCTCTACGACCAGGTCGCCGCTGACGAGAAGATGGGCCTCAACGTCGTCACGCTCACCAGCGGCGCACGGAAGTCGGATGGCCATCCGCACGTGGCGATCTCGAAGGGCGCGATCGATGCTGAGCAGGCACGCGTCGACAAGATGGCCCTCCAGTTCTTCCGCATCGTCGCCGAAGCACGCGGCCTGCCAGTGGCGGACATTCGCCGCTTCGAGGCGGGTATCTTCCTCGGAAGCGAGGCGGTCAAAGCGGGAGTCGCCGACGCAACAATGAGCTTTGACGCGCTCGTTCAATTGTTGAATTCGGATACGTACAAACAGAATTCTATTGCCGACCGCTCAAAGAGTCGGTCAACCTCAAACGCAAAAGCGGAGTCGACTGACATGAGCAAGATTGCAATCACGAACCAGATCGCCCGCGCAGAGGCCGCGCTCAAGAAGGAGAAGGACCCGACGAAGCGTAAGGCGCTCGCGAAAGCGATCGATGCCTCGCGCGTTGCGCTCGCGGCTCTCTCTGCATCGACGAGCGCGATGAAGAAGACGAAGATCAAATACGAGGAGTCCTCGGAAGAGGAGACCGCCGAAGAGGAAGAAGCTGCGTCCGAAGAGGAAGAAGAGGAGGCGGGCGGGAACGAGACCGATCGCAAGGAGACGTCGGACGACGGTGACGACGACGACAAGGATGACGACAAGGATGACGACGAAGACGACGAAGACGACGAAGACGAGGATGAAGAGGAGTCGAAGAAAGCTTCGGCTGCGCTTCACCTGATCGAGCGCACGACGGGCCGTAAGGGCTCCGCCGCGATCGCTGCGATGGAGTCCCGCCTTGCGCGTCTCGAGCAAGTCGATCAGCGATTGGCGGTGGTCGAAAAGGACCGTGCGAAAGAGGCGAAGGCCCATCGTATCTCTGCCGCCCTCGCGTCGCGCGAGATCTCCCCGCACGAGGCGAAGACGCTCCGCGCGAAGTCGTCGTCGTACGTCAAAGAGTACATCGCCGACCGCAAAGGCAAGCGCGTCGTGATGGGCGACGACGACGAGACCGTCATCCGTCCCGCGTCGAGTGGCGCGAACATGGACAAGCTCCCGCCTGAGGCCGAGGAAGCGATCCGGCAAGGGCTCTCTGCGCTCGGTGCGCTCTCAAAAGAGGAGCGCGCCAAGGTCGAGGCCGACCTTCGTACGGCCCATCTCAAGGCTCACAAAGAACGCATGATGGCGGGCCTGAACGGCGCCGCGGGAAGGGTTTGACCGATGGCCGTGACATCCGATCAACTCTATCGGCGCGTCGGCGCTGAGGGAGTCCACCAGCCGATTGCCGCGGGCCTCAAAGCCACGGTCACGGTGTACCGCAACACGATCGCGCTCCTCGCGGCGTCCGGGCGGTACCTCAAAAACGCAGATACTCCCGCCGCGACCGATATCGTGATCGGCATGATCGGCGGCGTCGCGGGCGGCACCATCGCCGATACCGGCCAAGGGATCACGGGTGGCGCGACCGACGGCGCGGTCATCGTCGATTGCGACACAGGATCGTTCCTGCTCGCAAGCGGTACGGGCGCGGACGCTCTCACCGAGGCGAACGCGGGCAGTAACGTCTACGTGGTCGACTCGATCACGGTCGGCGCCACCGATGGCAGCGGCACGCGTCCCGTGGCGGGCGTGATGCTTCCGAACGATATCACCACTCCGACGGGCTATGTGGCCGTCAAGCTTGCCGGCGTCGCCGGTCAGGGAGCCTGAGACATGGGCACTCCGAACCCCGCCGCGTTCAATCTGTTTTTTACGACGGTCAACACGATCCTCGGCTCGCTCTACGAGAAAGACACCGTAGAGGCGATCTGGCGTCAGGTCGCCGACGAGGTTCCCGCCGAGTCCGAGTCCGAGGTATTCGGCTGGACCGGCCTGATGCCGAAAATGCGGCTTTGGACGGGCGCCCGCCAGTCCCACCAGCCCGCAGCGCAGACGTACACGGTCACCGTGCAGCCGTTCGAGAACACGTACTCGCTCGATCAGTTCAAGCTCGATGACGACAAGTACGGCGTATTCTATCGCGAGCTCCCGGATATGACCCGCCAAGCGGCGCGGCATCCGAGCTATCAGCAGCGCGATCTCATCGAGAACACCGGCGTTCAGACGGGCACACGGCAAATTGGACTCGACGGGCTTTCATTCTTCAATACCGCACATCCGATCAATCTCTACGACTCGTCGCTCGGGACGTACTCGAACCTTTTCGGAACGGGGCAATCGATCGGCGGAGTCACCATCGGTGGCAATCTCTCGCAAACGAGTATCGCCTCGGGCGCGGAGTACATGTCGACGATCAAGGGTGAGGATAACGAACGGTTGGGCATCACGATGACCCATCTGATGCACCCGCTGACGTTGCGGAACGAAGTCGACCTCTATCTGAAATCGATGTTTTTCGCGCCGCCAACGTGGGGCGGCTACGCGCCGACGGCGACACAGGTCGGCGCGGCGGACAACCCGTTGCTCAAGATGGGTATCCTGCCCCTCTGCAACGACTTCCTGAACCTGCCTCAGCGATGGTACGGGCTCGATCTCTCGAAGACGCGGAAGCCGTTCATGCGCGTCGTTCGCGAGGCCGTGAAAACCGTTCCGATGGTGAACCCCACGGATCCCAACGTGTTCAACAATCACATGCTCCAATGGGGCCAGTGGTTGCGCGACGCTGCTGCGTGGCAGTTCTCGTTCCTCGCATTCAGCAGCGGGGCCTGAGATGTCCGGGCCGGCCGGGGCGCCGTATTGTGTCCGGGGCGACCTATCGGCGTATGCGCCGCCGAACACGCTCGCCCGGGTTACTGACGACGTGCTCGATCAGGCCTGCATCGACGCGACAGAACGGGCCGACGCCGCGGGGCTTCGGGCGCGTTACACGCTCGGCCTCATCTCCTGGGGCAACGACGTCAGGGGGTACACCGCGCAGGTCGCGGTGTACCTCGTTCTCCAGCGCATCGGATGGCAGCCGCGCGCGGGCTCCGATGACAGGTTCGAACGAAACTACAACGAGGCGCTCGGTGATCCGCGCATCCCGGGCTCGGGCTGGTTCCCGGGTATCGGGCGACAGACGATCCATCCGAACGTAGTCCCTGCGGTCTCTCCGCAACAGGATGCCGTTCACAAGCTTCCTCAGGTGTACAGCGATCCGCCGCGCGGCTGGCAACAGTTCAGTAGGCGAGGAAGGCCGGTAATCGGATGAGCAACATCCTCGCAATCACGTACGACGGTGCACCGGCCGTCACGGCATCGGATACCGTCGATGATCCGGGTGGCCCTTTCGCGGGTCTGCTCGTGACGGCTACGGGAAATCTTACGTTCCTCGATAATCGAGGCAATGCGATCACGCTCACCGCCGTTGCCGCAAACACGATCATCAACATCGCGGCTCGTCGCGTGAATTCTTCGGGCCTCACGGCCACGGTGCGCGGACTGATCGCCATGCCGTTCAAGCCTACGAAGGCGTCGTAACGATGCCGCTCGGGCTCATACCGCTACCGCCGATGCTCGGCCAAGAGATCGACATGCCCCTTCCCTCGCTCGCAAAAGTCATCGCGAACAATCGCTCTCAGCAGGCCGTTCCCACGTCCTCGCTGAACCTCACGATTACCGGCTGGACTGAGTCGTTCGATACTGCGTCGGCGTTCGACCCGGTGACGGGTCTCTTCATCGCGCCCGCAGACGGATATTTTCAAGTCGATGCAGGCATCGTCGCAACTTCACCGACCGCGGCCTATGGCTTGGCGGTTCTCGTCAACGACGTTGCCAAACTACAGCTCATAAATGCGTTGGCCGGGGGCCAGTCCGTAGTCGGAGGCTTGGTGCAACTCGCAAAAAATGACGTCCTTAGATTTGGGATCACCAACTTCTCGGGCGTCAACGTCACGCTCTTCAACAACGCCGCCGCGCCGGGCGCGAACTATCTAACGATCGCGCAACAGCTATGACGTGGAACGGCGATATCAGCCACATGGGCCAGCTTGCCGAGAACATCGGCAAGCTCGGCTCTGTTCCGTCGCGCGCGGCGCGTGCGGTGGCGGATGGTATCGCCGGCCTCATCGACGACGAATTCGCGGAGGGACGCGATCCCTACGGCCGCGCGTGGGCCGAGCTCACCGAAGCGACGCTCGAAAAACGCTCGCAGACGTCGGAACCGCCGCTCACGGACTACGGCCACATGCGCGGTTCTGTTCGCGTGAGACCGCGGGCCGGGGCGGGCGTGGCCATTACGATCGATCATCCGGCCGCTCCTCATCAGACGGGCTGGAGTGGTGCGCAAGGCACGGGGCCGGCGCGGCCGATCCTGCCCGGCCTCAAGATGCCGCGCGTGTGGCGTGAGACGATCGACGAGGCTGTCGACGCTCAGGTGCGAATGGCGGTGAAGCGGTGATCTCCATCGGCGCGCTCATCGCCCTTATCTCGCTCGACGTCACCGCGGCGATGGTGGCGCACGGGCAGATCTCGCAATCCTGGACCGTGGCCGGCGCGACGAACGCGACGCCGATCGTGGTGTCGACGACGGTGCCGCACAAAGTCCCGCGGGGTGTGAAGATGCACGCGGTTCTCTCGGGCATCGTAGGCAATGACGCCGCTAATGGACCATGGGAGCTCACGGTCACCGGCGATTCGAGCTTCTCTCTCGGGACATATTCACCGAGCGGTGCGCCCGTGGCGAGCATTGGGAATGGCTCCTACGCGGGGGGCGGCACGATCGCGACGGTGCTCGACGAAGGGCGCATCCTCCTCGGCCGCAAATACCTCAGCGTGACCGGTGCGCCGCCGCGTGTCGTGTTCGTTCCCTCGACCGCGCCGCTATTCGACTTCATTCCGCTCGGCGGTCAGACGCTCCCGCTCTCGTCATTGCCGCCCACGATCGCGCAGATGACGCCCGAGCAGATATCGATGACGGAGTCCCCTCCGATCCTCACCGATCATTCGCGGTGGGAGGTCACCGTGTGGAACGCAGCGTCGCCCGCCGATCCCGACTTCGCAGACTTCGACATGACGCGTGCACTACGCGACCAGGTCATCTCATCGTGTCTGAAACTCATCTCAGATCCGATGTGCAAGGTGCTTGGCGGCGTTTGGGAGTCGCAGCGCGAGGGCGATCGCGAGGCTGCCTGGATGTCGCTCGGCCAGGTCTACAAGATGCTCATTGAGATCATTCAGCCGATCATCAATGACCCGTTCTCGTTCGTCCCCTTCGGCACCCATGCGACGATCACCGTGCAACCCGCAAATCCAGCGCCGGGCGATCCGATCGTTATCGTGACGTAATCGAGCTAAGAGGCACCCCATGACGATCCCGTCTGTCGAAATCATCGTTGCCGATAACGGCGTCAACACCTCCCTCCAGCTCCCTCAGCAGAACGTCCAAGTGGTGCTCGGGTGCTCGTCGCAGGGCGCGCCGAACGTGCCGTTTGCGACGACGGTCGCGAGCAAGCTCACCGACCAATTCGGCTATGGCCCGATGCCGGAAGCCGCGGGCCTCGTATGCTCGGCGGGCGGTACCGTTATCGCGGTGCAGCTCCCCATCATCACCCCGGGCACCGCGAAGGCCGTGCAGAAGACGGGCACGGGTACGAGCGTGGTCACGACGACGCTCGACGGCACCGTTGGGGCGTTCGATGATTACTTCGTTGTGGTCCAACCTACGCTCGGCGGCACGATCGCAACGGGCCCCGTTCAGATCCAAGTCTCCCTCGATGCCGGTCGTCACTTCGGTCCACTCATCAATCTCGGCACCGCCGCTACATACGTCATTCCGAACACGGGGATCGCGCTCAACTTCGCCGCGGGTACCCTCGTCGCGGGCGATACCTACAAGTTTCAGACGATCGCGCCGCAGTGGAACATCAGCGGAGTGCAGGCCGCGATCGCGGCACTCGCAGCGTCGGTGTTTGCGGTGCAGGGATGGGGCTCGATGCACCTCGTCGGCCCGATCTCCGCGGCCGACGCGGCGACGGTCAACGGGTACATCGATTCGCTTCGCACCCGCTACAACTTCGCCCGCATCCTTCTCTCGGCGCGTGACGCTGCGGCACCGACGGCATGGGGCGGATCGGGCGAGACCGAGGCCGCGTGGATGACATCGCTCGAAACGGCGTTCAGCGCGACGGACGCCAAGCGGATCGTCGTCTCGGGCGGTTACTACAATACGCCGAGCTCGTTCCCCAACGCCGCGGCCGGGACGCCGTCTTATCGGCGCTCGGGCCAATGGGCCAGCGCCGCGCGTCGCGTTCAGATCCAGCCGAATAACTCGACGTGGCGCGTACGCGACGGCTCGCTCGCGAACATCGTGGTCGACCCCACTACGGACCCGGGCGACGGTTTCATCTATCACGATGAGGCGCAGACACCGGGCCTCGACGCCGCTCGCCTCATGAGCTTCCGCACGTGGCCCAAGAAGCAGGGAATCTTTTGCACACGCGATCCGCTCATGAGCGGCGTCGGTTCGCAATTCACGCTCCTTCCGTACGGCAACGTCATCGATGTGGCGTGCACCATCGGATACGAGACCGGCGTCGAGATCGTGGGCGACGACCTCCTCACAAATCCGAACGGGACGCTTCAATCTCAGGAAGCGCTCAAGCTCCAAAACGGCATTCTCGGCGCCATCAACGACAACATGACAGCCGTGGGAATGATCTCGAGTGCGGTCGTCGCGGTTGATCTGAACGCCAACGTGCAGTCGACGGGGAACGTTCCGGTCTCGATCACCATCACGCAGCGCACCGTGATCGGAAAAGTGACCGAGACAGTCGGGCTTTCGATCCCGTTCGCTGCTCCGACGTCGCCCTAAAACGTAGAGGAGGAGAACCATGGCTCTCGGTGTCAACGCTCTCGCGGTACCGCTCGTAAACGGTACCGCATGGTCATTCGCGAAGCTGCGCATCGAAGTCGCGGGCTTCAAGCTCAATGGCGGTATCAAGTCCGCCAAGTACAAGCGCGAACGGAAACGTGATCAGGTCCGAAGCAACCACCAGGATCCGGTCGCGCAAACGGACGGCGAAAACTCGTACACCGGAAGCATCGAAGTGTACGCCGCGTGGTGGTTGAACCTGATGCGCACCATCCGCAATACGCTTGGCCGTGGCTACGGTGACGTCGCGTTCTCGGCGTTCATCTCGTATGGCAACAGCGTGCTCGACCCGTTCCAGGATGTCCTCGTCGGCTGCCACTTCGACAGCACCGACGCGGACAATGCGACGGGCACGGCCGCGATCACGCGGACGATCGACTTGCAACCGCTGAAGATCCTGTTCGACGGCGTGGACGATTGCGACATTCCGTTGCAACAGGTCGCCTGATCGGCTTAGGCTTTCCGTATAGGGGCCGCTGACCCGCTGAGGACGAGGCTCGACGCCGACCGTCGCATGCGAGGCCGCCCCTCCTATCTAGGAGGGTTGCCCATGTCCGATCTCGAGAACGGTCCCGACCTCGACGCGCTCAGACGTCTCCACAAGCGCATCGCGCACTGCCGCTACAACGGGCAGGATCTCGTGTTCCGAAAACCGACCGCGGATGAAGCGCAGATGTATCGCTCGATGCCAAGCGATACGGGCGACCAAGCGCACGAGCGGGTGGCGGCACTCGCGCAATTCATCGTCGTGTATCCGCCGCTCGATAAGTGGCACACGCTGATCGACGATTACCCGTTCATGCTCTCCAACCAAGCCGTGAACGAAGCGATCTCGATCGCGATGGGCGTGGCCGAGGAAAAAAAAGATTCGACCTCGCCCGCGCCGCTCAAGAGGCCGACACCGACCGCTTCGCCCGCGGGCTCACCGAGTGGCTCACCGTCATCGCCCGCGGCGAGCTAAGTCGTCTCAAGGCTCCGCACACGGTCGATGGTGAGGTGGCTGCGACGTACGTGGCGGAGTTGCTGATTCGCGCGCGGAGGTACCTGACACCGAAGGAGGAGTGACGTGGAGATCCTCGAGTACGGCGTAAAGCTCGCCGATTACATGTCGCCCGCCTCGAAGACTGCGAGCAAGTCACTCGAGCAGCTCTCGGGCTTCCTCAAAGCCTCCAAGAAGGATCTCGCCGATCAAGAGAAGGCCCTCTTGACGGCGAAGAGCGCGGCGAGCGCTTACGCGGGACAGCTCGCGCTCGCGAAATCGTCCGGCGACATGGGCGGGTTCACGAAGTACAGCGCCCTTCTTGGTGAGCAGAAGACGAAGATCGCGGACCTGAGCGAAAAGCTCCTCGGGAACCGCCCGATCTCCGAAGCCTATATCGGCGGTCTCGAAAAGCAGATCGAGGCGACGACCAAGGCCGAGGCCGCGACGACCACGCTGGGTGAAGACCTCGCCGCATTGGCGGGCCCCGTCGGTGCTGTTCTCGCCGCGGTGACCGCCGTCGCAGTCGGTTTCGCCGCGCTCACCTACGAGACCGCCAAGCTCGGCATTGAGGAGACCGAGGCCAAAGACCAGCTCGTCACGATGTTTGACGCGCTCGGGGATGGGCCCGGCGCGGGTGAAGCTACGATCGCCATGCTCGACGACCTTGAAGGGTCGCTCGGGCAGACGCGCGGCAAACTCTCGGAGTGGACGCAGGAATTCGAAGCACTCGGCATTACCGATCTATCGGGCCTCCAATATCAACTCAATGCGACCGGCGCGGCCTACGCCATCATGGGCGACAAGGGCGCGAGCGCGTACGAGCATCTCGAAGCGAAGATCCAAGAGGCCATCGAGACCGGTCACGGCCTCAAGATCGCCGACAAGGGCTTAGCGGCACTCGGGCAAACAGGCGCGAACGTCAATGACGTTGCCGCGAAGATGGGCATCACGGCCGCCGAGCTTCGCAACCAATTGAAGAAGGGCAGCGTCGACGCGCAGGCGTTCGGCGACGCGCTCTCTGAGGCGATCATCGACAAGGGGCAAGGCCCTCTTGAGAACCTTCGCAATGACCTCGGCACAATCACCGCGCACGCGCACGAATCGTTTTTGAAGCTATTCGACGGCGTGAACGCGGAGCCGTTCAAAGCGGAGCTTGCGGGGCTCGTCGGCATTCTCGACGAGGGGCAACCGAGCGCCGATGCGCTCAAGGCGGGAATCACCGGCTTTCTCGACAAGGTCTATGAAGTGGGCACCGAGGCGCTCCCCGTCATCAAGCACTTCTTTCTCGAGACGGAGATCCTCGCGCTCGAATCGTATATCGCGCTCGCGCCGACGATCTTCGCGTTCGAGGATATGAATGACGCGCTCGGGCCTCTCGGGTTCAGCGTGCACAACGTCGACCTGTTTTTCCGCGGCCTCATCGGCTCGCTTCAGACCACCGCCAAGATCATCGGCTTCGTGCTCCCCGCGCTCGCCGACGCGGCGAGCTTGGGTGCTGTCAGTGTGGGGAGCGGAGGCGCCCAATTCGCGGGTGGCGGTACCGCGCAAGGCGTGGCCGCTGGCATCCATAGCGGTAGAGAAAAGGTGTCCGCCGCTGGTGCCGACATGGGTAAAGCCGCGATCGGCGGGTACAGCGCCGAGACCGAGACGCATTCACCTTCGCGCGTAGGCATTCGCCTCGGCCACAATTTCGGCGTCGGCGTCGCGATGGGCGCCCAGCAGAGCACGCGCATCGTCGAGCGCGCGAGCGTGGGCATGGGCGAACGAATGGCGGAGTCGCCGCGCATCGCGCCGATGCTGGCCCCGTCGGCCGGTTCGTACAGCGCTGCGTCGGCACCGGAAGCCTCGCCCTATGCCTCAAACCAGGAAGGGCGTTCGCTCACCATCAACGTCGGTGGCATCCACGTCGAAGGCCACAACAAAGAATCCGCGATGGAGATCACCGAGACCGGCGTCGCGACGCTCTTCGAGCGGCTCGCGCAGCAGGTCGGCCGATGAGCAATACGCGCGACATCAACCAATTCCTGAGGACGAGCAACACGGACGTCCTGCTTCCGAGCCGGACGACCAGGCCGAGCCCGGCGACGACGGGAAGCGCGCTGCTCGATCCGATCACGAATCCAAACGCGTGGATGTTCCTGCTCGTCGAAAACCAGCCGACGCCGGGCTGGATCACGGGGATGGACGGCTTCGGCCTCAAAACGGGGTGGGACGTCAAGAGCGGCAAGGGGGCGAAGGGCGCGTCGATCACGCTCACGAATCAGCCCCCCTCGAAGGGCTCGATCACGTGGACCGTTTCGCGCCCGATTCACTTCACGGCATGGGCGGAGTTTCTGCCGAAGTTCCGATACCAGCCCGATAAAAACGCGAGCACGAATGCCGTCGCGGTCTATCACCCCGCGCTCGCCGATGTCGGCGTGACCTCGGTGGTCGTCGAGGAGATCGGGATCTGGCGCCACATGGGCCGCATGCGATACGAGCGCAAGATCGAATTCATCGTGTGGACGCCTCCACCCGCGATCTCAATCGTATCGACCCCCACGCGTGCCAGTGAGACGTCAGGCTCGAGCCCCAAGGGGAGCCAACCCGATCCCGTCGCCGACGCGGAGCAAGCGCGCATCGCGGCCCTCTTGAAGCAAGCGCAGGGGATTCGACGGCGATGAGCGAATTCGCCTCTTATGCCGGCGCGCGCGCGGCATTCGTCGACCTCGTGATCCCGCTCTATGGGCTTTGGTCCGCAGACGTGACGATCGCGCTCGACGATGCCGTGCCGGGTACGGGACCGCTCGTCGTCGGCAACATGACGCTCCAGGGGTTCGTTGCCCGCCAAGCCCTCTATGGCGGATCGAGACGTCTGAGGCTCATTGGCGGTTTCGGAGGCTGGCGTAAGCCTATTCCGTCGCAGCAATACTCGCTCAAGAGTGGCGTCCGGCTCTCGCTCCTTTTGAACGATGCCGCGAAACTCGTTGGCGAGCGCGTGAACGTTCCGAACGACTCGGTGATCGGCTCGACGTTCACGCGCGTGGCCGGCCCGGCGTCGCTTCTGCTCTCCGATCTCGCTGGCGAGTCCTGGTACATCGACGCGGCGGGAGTCACGCAAGTGGCTACATGGCCGACGGCTCCGATTCAAAGCCACTTCGACGTCATCGCCCAAGACGGCGCGGCCGGCGCGATCTTCATCGCCACCGAGGACTATGCCGAATGGGTACCCGGCAAAACGTTCTCATCGCCGTTCACGGTCGGGGCGTACACGGTTCGCGGGCTCGAGCTCACCGTGAAGGATGACGGCATCGCGCGCGTCGAGGTGCTCACATGAGCCCGACGAGCGATGACCGTCTCCTCGATTGGTTCCGATCGCTCGTGCGCAGCGTGTTCCCGCGCATGCAATACATCGGCGTCTTCGATTACACGATCACCGCCGTCAACGGCAAAGCACCGAGCTACACGGTCGACTGCGCGCCCGCCGATCCGAAGGGCACCGGCCTTCCCGAGCTCAATGGGGTCGCGATTCAGCCCGGCATCAGCGGCATCGTCGGGACGCCAAGCTCGGGCGATGCCTGCGTCGTAATCTTCCTCGACGCGAACCCCACGAAGCCCCGCATCATCGGCATTCCGTCGCTCGGCGCGAATCCCATCGTCCGCGTCGGCGATCAGATCATGTCGTTCTTTCCGCCAACCACGCTCATCAACGGGTTCATCACGATCGGTCCCGTCACGTCGCCCTTCGTCGGCACCATCCTCATTCCAAACCCGGTGACCGGCTCCGTCACCCAAGGCAGTGGGGGCACGACGTCGGGATGAGCCTTACCTATGTCGGCTCCGTCGCTCTCCCTGCGCTCGTCCCGAGCGTCTATGCGTCGATCGGCGCGGCGGGCGTCGCCATCAATGCCGCGTTCCAAGGCAACCTCTCCGTGCACGCGTCGTTCAGCGCGTCACCGCCAACCTTGCCAGGGATCCTCGTCGGGCTCACCGCATTCGAGGTGAGCCTCGTCGAAGCCCTCGCGCTCGGGCTACCGCCGATCTCCTTCGATGTCTCGCTCGCCGCGACGCTCGTCGCATCCCTCAACCTCGCGTTCGATCTGCTCATCGTGCTCGACGGCCTTCTCGGTGCAGCGATCGGCATTTACGCCTATTCGTATACGGGCCTCGGCAACGCGATGGGCGCGACGCTTACGACCGCGCTCGCCTCGACATGGCCGGATGGTGCCCCAACGAACACGACGACGAACGCGTTCATCTTCGGCGCCGTGACGCCCGGCGCGAACGAAGCGCTCGGTGAATTCCTCGACGGCCTCGGCTTCGGCGCCGGTCTCCAATACGCCGGCCGCTTCGGCCTCGCTTCGCTCTCCGGCATCACGCTCCGCGCGGCGACGCAGGGCGAGACCGGCATCCAGTCGCAACTCGATGGGGCGCTCGCCCTGCAAGCCTCGCTCGCCGTTCAACCGCCCACGCTCATCGCAGACATCGCCGCTACCGCGCAGTTCGCCGCGTTCCTCGGATTGCAGGGCGAGCTCGCGCTTCCGTCGGTGCAATTCGCGCTCGACGCAACGGCAAAAGCGGCGGCATCGCTCTCTGCGAAGTTCGGTCTCCTTATCCAGCTCGGTGCCACGCTCTCAAAGCTCTCGGCGCTCTTCATCTACCGCTATAGCGGTCTCGGGAATGCCATGGGCGCGGACGTGACGACGGCGCTCGCGACGCATTGGGGCGACGGCACTACGCCGACCAACACCCCATGCAACGCGGCGATTCTGGCCGCTACCGACGTGCTCACGTTCTCGACGATGAGCGCGTTTTTTGGGGGTGCGTAAATGTCGAACGCTTCGCAACCGAACTTTGGACTCGGCTGGTCCTGCACCACCGATCTCACGATGCCGGCCATCATGGTGACCGGTTTCCGTATCATCGCCGAAGCCATCATTCGCCGATGGCTCACGCCTCGCGGCGGGCTCCTCGAAGATCCGTCCTACGGCTACGACCTCACCGATGCGATCGGTGAGGACATCGGGCCCTCTGATCTCGCGCGCATGTCCCAAGCGGCGGGCGAAGAGGCCGCGAAGGACCAACGCGTACGCGCCTGCTACGTGACGATGGGGCTCATCAACACGGGCGACAATCCGACCCTGAACGTGCAGGCGCGCGTCGAGACCGCCGAGGGTCCGTTCACGCTCGTCGCCGCTGTCTCCAACGTCACCGTGACCCTTCTCCAGGTGAATACCGCATGACCGCCACCCCCCTCACGATCGACGAGCTCTTTACCCCGGCACCGAGCGGCATCGGGGGCAATCCGAACGTCGCGCCCGCATCGGGATCTTGGATGGCGATCCTCCTTCAGATCGCCGCGACGGTCGGCCTCCCCACAACCGCGTGGCAAGCCGGCCAGCCCGAGCGATCGATCCTCTCCATCGATTCTGTCGCGCTCGCGCAGCTCGACGGCATCGTCTCGCTCATTGCGCAAGGCGGCTTTCTCGACTTCGCTGCGAGCGGCACGGTCACCGTGCCGGGCAACACGCCGTCGCAGCCGTCGATCACGATCCCCGTGACGCCCGACCCCTCGAACGCGGCGGAGAACCCCACCGGCGAGCCGGGCTGGCTCGATGCGCTCGGGCAAAGCGTCTACAACGTGACGCGCCTTCAAGCCTCCTTCGCGTCAGGCGCGCTCGCCATCGTGAACACGCTGGTGGCTTCGGCGGGGCCCTATGACGTGGGCACGTACCACGTCGCGAATACGAGGACGCAAGCCACCTATAAAAACATCGCCGCGCTCACGATTCCTTCGAGCCGCATCGCGGGCACGGGCGGCGTGATCACGAGCGTCATCGCGAGCACGACGACGACGGTCACCACGCAGAGCGCGCACGGCGTATCGCCCAACGACACCGTTTTCATCAACGGCGTTGGCGGTATCACGGGGATCAACGGCGCGTTCGCACAAGTCGCATCGGTGCCAAGCCCCACCACGCTCACGCTGTCGATCGTCACGGGTGGCGCGTTCACGAGCGGAGGCACGCTCTATCTCTGCACCGTTCAAGATTTCGAAGCGGACGTGATCGGCATCGGCTCGAACGCGGCACCGGGCGACGTGAGCTCGCAAGTCACTCAGATCAACGGCATCGCGACGAGCAATCTCGGCGCATGGAGCGCGGCCAACTACGAGAGCAATACGGATTATGCGCAACGATGCCGCGACAAACTCGCCGCGGCGTCCCCGAATGGGGCCGCCGCGGCCTACGAGTATTTCGCGAAAACAGCCTTCGTTCTGCTCGCCGCTCAGACACCGCCCATCGTCCTCACGAATGGTCCCATCGCCTCGGCCAAGGCGTTTGGCAGTCCGCAAACGGGCGAGGTGCTCACCGTCGTCGCGAGCACGTCACCGGCCTCCGTGGTGCTCGGAGAGGCCATCACGCCGGGCTGCGTCGCGCTCGACGTCATCGCCGCCACGAATGCCACGCCGATCGTGGTCACGTCCGCGGCGCCGCACGGGCTCCTCACGGGCAACGTCGCCACGATCGAAGGGGTGATCGGGAATGCGGCCACCAATGGCACGTGGACGATCACCCGGATCTCGCCCGCAACGTTCTCGCTCGATGGATCGGCGGGGAGCGGTGCGTACACGGGTGGCGGGCAGATCGACGGCGGTGATCTCGGCCAGGTGAATCAGATCATCCAAAACAATTGCGTCGATGACAACGCCATAGCGCTCACCGTCTCGGCGCTCGCGTTGCCCATCACGATCTCCGCCGTCGTGAACGTGCCCGCCGCATTCAAAACGGTCTATCGCAACGCCGTCGCCGCCGCGTTCGTTCAGTTTTTCAAGACGCTCGCCATTGGCGGGGGAGACGCCGGAGTCGTCGATTACTCGGCGATCGAGGGCGTGTTCTTCGAGGTCGGCGTCCAGGTCGTCGGTGCGACGAGCTACGTGCGCTCGGTGCAAAACCTCCTCGTCAACGGCGGAACGGGCAACGTGCCGTTTCCCTCACCGCAATACGAAGCCATCCTCGGCACGTTGAACGCATCGATCGTGGGGTCATGACATGCCGCAACGCGATGCCATCAAAGAGCTAACGAACGCGCCATGGCTTCGCGTCGGCAACGCCGAGAAGTTTATTTACACGTTCGGCCTCGGCCTCGATGCGCTGGCCGAGAAAATGGACCAAGCCGCGCGCGCGCATATGCCAGGCGAGGCGCTCACCGACACGGCGATCCCCTATCAGGCCGAGGATCGACTGCTCGTGCAGGGACCGAACGAGACGAACGAGCAATTCATCCCGCGATTGCAGCGCGCATTCGACACGTGGCGCAAGGCCGGCTCGCGTGAGATCATCCTCGAAGAGGAGAAAGCTTACCGAACGTCGCTCGACCCGGGCGTAACGAGCACCGACCCATCGATGCTCATCGTGGGCGGTTCGAGCGCCTATACGACATGGGACGTCTCCACGTTCGGCGACGCGCCCGAGACAGCGCCAGCGCATCGTCGTCAGTCGCCCATCAATTGGAATTGGGACGGCGTGTATAAGCCGTGGCGCGCGTGGCTCGTGCTTTTCATGCGCTCAGTGCCAACGGGCATCGCCGGGACCGCGGGGAGCGTGACTACGGTTGGCGGCTCAGGAGTCGGCGGCGTCACGAGCGGGTTCGCGACGCTCACCGGGCTCACGGCAATCCCCTCCGATGTCGTCGGGCAATGGCTTCGCGTCACGGGCGCGGCGTCGAGCGGAAACAACGGGTTTTTCCAAGTCGTCGCCAAGCTCTCGAGCACGTCGCTCATGATCGCGAACACGAATCCCGGCGTGGCCGGCGACGCGAACAACGGCGCGATCGCATGGTCGCTCGGAGCGTACCCATTCTTCCGCCCGACGCAGCCCTACGGCGCTCCGTCGTCCGTATGGGGCACCGGCATATGGGGAATCGAATGGGCCGGCCAGGACACGGTGCAGACCATCACGTCGCTCCGTCAGATCCTCAAGCGCTGGAAGAGCGCCCGCACGTACTACCCGAATATCCTCGTCAGCTTCGACGGTGGCGACGGTACGTCGGGCAACCAGTTCTCGCCGCTCGACGCACTCGGCGCCGGCAACCCCAACGGCGATTACGGCGATTACGGGCTCAACGTGGGCGGCGTTTGGGTGCCGCGCGCCCGCGTGTACCCGCTCACCGCATTCCTCGATGGCACCGGGCAATACGCTCGATGCAATGTTCACAACGTGACGTGAGGCGACCATGACGACGATCTACAGCGGCAATCCGAACAACGTCTCCGATGCGCTCTCACGCACGATCACCGGTTGCGCGGACAACGGGAGCGGCGCGATCCGCGTCACCACGTCGGCCGCTCACCTGTTCTCTTCCCACGATATCGTCATCGTCACCGGCGTCACCGGGACGACCGAAGCGAACGGGACGTGGCCGATCACGGTCATCGACGCGACGCACTTCGATCTCGTTGGACCCGGCTTCGTTCACGCGTACGTGAGCGGCGGCTCCGCGGTCGATCACTCGCTCACGCCGGCCGCCACCCTGCCCAGCGACGGCGAACCGCTCACGAGCTCGAGCATCCTCTCGTCGATTCAGCTGCTGCTCGACCGCACCCAAAAACTCGCCACGCGCGAGCTTGCGAACATTCAATTCATCACCGTTGCGCCATCGGTTTTCAACATCTCCTACGGTGCCGATTGGGCGATTGGAGACGACGGAACAACGACCGCAACAGGCTCGCGTCTCGTCAAAACAGTCACGAATGACAATGCGATCATTGTCGAATTGACGCCTTATCTTACGCGGTTTGATGGGCGCACGCTTCGCACCATTCGCGCCGTGTTCGCGGTCGGCCAGTCGCATTCTGGAATCCCGGCGATTCTGCCTGAAATGCGCCTATTTCGAACGCAAAGCCTTACCTCCACGGGTGTCGCGCCGGCCGCCGATCAGTCGCTGCTTGCGGCGGGCGGAGCGCCCTATCCGACTCCGGGCAGCGCCGGTCTCTATTACGATTCCGGGTTCATTCAAACGTGGGATCTCGACACCGACCAAAACAAGGTGATCGACATCACGCGACGCTATTACGTCGCCATCATTGACGAGAGCGGCGCGAATGCGTTGCCACACAATCAGTATTTCGGCTTCAATCTGTTCGTTGTCTGAGGAGGCCCGCGATGTCCTGGCTCGATTCATTCTTCAACGCTGGATACCGAACCGTCCTCATCGCAGGCGTCGCGTTCCCGCCGCGCCCCGCGGTCAACTTCGTCGGCATGACGGGCGCGGACAACCCCGCGCTGAATCGCACCGACATCACCGTCGTCGTTCCGCCAAACCGTGCGCCGTTCGGTCCCGCGTCCGCGCTCGTTACGCCTCCCGACGTTTCGGCCTTCACGCTCCAGAATCCCGTCAGTGGCGGTGTCGGGAGCCCGAGTGCGGCGACGATTCAGAACCACGCGTCGGGATACGGCGTCGTCGTCTATGGGACGCAGAGCAGCGCGCACGAGTGTTTCAATGGGTGCTTCGTTACGCGCGGCTCGCTCACGACGCTCATTATGCAAGTCGACGCGCCCTATTGGGACACGTCGCCAACAGGCGATCCCGCGGGCGTCGTCGCGCCGCCGTTCGGCGGACTGATCATCTATTCGCCCGCCAACCATAAGGCGATAATCTGGGGCCCGTACGCCGGCAACGCGCCCGCGGCCGGCCAGGGGAGCGGGATCTTCCTGTTTCACCAGGACATCGCGGGCGCATCGACGACGGCGCCGTTCTCGTTCGTGCCTGGCCGCTCGACGTTCCCGCTTTGGCTCAAGTGGCACGATGATGGCGTGAACTACAACTTCTCATATTCGTTCGACGGAGACTTCACGCACGCGCCGACCGTCGCTGAGTCACGGACGACCTTCCTTGCCGACGCAGGAACGCAGATCGGTTTCGGCTGCAACTCGAACCAAGGCACCGGTACGCGTACGAACGTGCGCTCGGCATCGCTTTGGCTCGGGAGCTGGAGCCCGGCATGAGCAGCGACGAACTCATCGTCAAGCTCGTCTCCGACCTCTCAAAGGAGATCGGGGCCGTGAGCGCGTCGCTCAAAACCGTCACCGTGCAAGGCGAGTCACGTGACTCCCAGCTCGCGATCGTGCTCGAGCAGCAATCGCGTATCCTCGATGAGATGGGACGCCTATCGCGCGAGCAGGTGAATCAACGCCAAGACCTCGACGCACTCAAGGGCGCATCGTCCGTCATCCCTCCCATGCGTCCGCCGTCGCCCTCTCTCACCACCATGACGACGAGCATGAGCGAAGCGCTCAAGCCGCAGAACACGATTCTCAATCGTCAAAACGCCATCCTAATTGGCGTCTTCCTCACGACCCTCCTCTCGACCGCGTTCGCGACGTGGCAGCAGCTGCACCCGTCGCACTGACAGCCAGCCCCCCGCCTCCCTGAGCGCGCACGTTCCCACCCCGGGGCGTGCGCGCTTTTCGTTTATG